TCTCTGTTGTTTAGCTTCTTCCGATGCATCATTCTTTTCTTTTTTGTTTGATATTTTCTTCTTGGCCTTTGTGATCTTGTTTATAGTATTCTGTTCTGTTTTTGGAGCAAACATTCCACCTTTTTCGAATCTGTTTATTATATTTTTTGCTATATTATTGTTTGCATTGTAACTATTTCTTAAACGTTGAATAGTTTCGTTTTTCATCCGTCTTTCTTCATTTGCCTTCAACTTTATCAATCTTTCCTTTTCATTTTGAATACTTTCATCTTTCAATTTTTTTACACGCGTGTTGATATTTATTTTTATTTTATTGAAATTGTCACCATTATTAAAACGTTTTCTAAACACATTCTTTTCAGAGTTATTAAGTAAACCGGAATTATTCATGATTTCATTCATAAGTTTTCTTTGTTGTCGTCTCTCTTCATTTTTTAACTCTGCTTCCGCTTTCATTTTTTCTTCGAGTTCACGATTTTTTCGTTTCTTTGCAAGATTAAGAGATGTTTGTGTAGCATTTTCTTTTAGGGTATTAAAATTATCACCTCTCTCGAAGCGTTGCATAAATACTTGTTTGTCGTCATTTGTAAAGTTTTCAGAATTATTAAGAATCTTTTGTAACAATTTCTTTTGATCCGCCTTTCTAATCAATATTTCACCTTGGTTACGTGCATTTTTTATCTTTTTGAATTCGTCTTCAACGTTCTTTCTCACTTTATTGAAATTACGTGTATTTTCAAAGTTTCGTAAAAATTTAGATTTCATGGAATTATTCAAATTCTTAGATGTATTAAGTAAAACATGTAATTCTTTCAACTTCAACTCGTAATTTTTACGATCCATGTTATTTTTATTAACTATACCAAGTATTTCCCTTTTCAAATTGGAAATATCTTCACCCGCATCAAGTCTATTTATGTATGTACCCTTGTTGTTCACATTTTTATTTTTCAAAAACGTTTCAAGGTTTAGTTTAAGGTTTCCAAGTTTAGCCTTTTTAATATTTCTGTTCTTTTGAACAGCGAGTGTCTTAGCGTTATTCAATTTTCCATTTGAATTGAATTTACTCAAAATTTCACTTTTGTTCGTATTCGTCAAGTTTGTAAGTTCACTTAAAATTTTCTGCAATTCATTACGATTTTGTTCCAATTTTAGTTTTTGATTTTCAATACGCTGTGCATTCGTTATTTTAGTCGATACTATACCGTTAATGTATGTCTTGACGTTGTTAAATTTTGTACCTCTTTTTATTCTATTGTACACGTTCGTTTTTTCCGAATTGTTTATGTATTTACTTACGTTTTCTCGGTTAAGATACGATTTTAATAAAAGTTCATTCTCTTTTATTTCAGTATTTCGTTGTTTAATTATATTTGGACCATCTATAGGACCACGTGGTGGTTCTTGAACAGGTCCTTCAACAACCTTATTATTTTTGTACATACCTAGACCTTTATTTCCCTTTTTAAAAACATAACCATTTTGAGGTTTAATTTTACTTGTAGCTATAAAACTTTTATTTAAAAAAGATGGTTTTTTTGGTTTTTTACTAGTAAACGCTTTTATATTCGATTTTGGTACATTGGTTGTAGACGTTTTTATATCACCCTCGTTTAAAAAACGTGGTTTTTCGTTCTTTTTTATTTTAGAACTCAAGTTATTGACACTATTATTGTTCACTCGGTTGACACTGTTATTCACTCGGTTGACGTTATTGTTCACTCGGTTGACGTTATTGTTCACTCGATTGACGTTATTGTTCAATCTGTTGATGTTGTTCACTCGATTGACGTTATTGATATTGTTAATCTTATTCACATTCAAATTATTAACCAAATTTGAATTATTATTAAACGCATTTTTCTTAATTTGTTTCGTTTGAACGGATCTTAATTTAACTGGTTCGTGAACGTTCATAGAATGAAGACGTCTACCAATTATATCAGTGAGTTGATGCTTCGTAAGTTTCTTATCGGCGTAACGTACAACACCCACTTTCTTTGCAATTCTCCGTATTTCACTAACTTTAGATGTAGAACTGAACAATGTATCAAAATCTTTACGTGTTAATGGTGATTTAGCATCAACTAAATATGATCCATCTTTACTCAAAACCAAAGGTGGTAATGGAAGTTTACCGCCCTGGACTAATGAATATATATCACATATTTGGGTTTTGGATAATTTTAGGTCTGTACCCGTATTTTGTTTAATGAGTGTTCTAAGATTACTAATATCTAACCCTGGGTCACACGCATCCATATTGATATAACTCAACAAAAAAGTTATAGCGATATGCTTTTTGTATACATTTGAAATTTGTCTTCGTATGACATGTTAAAATTAAATACGTCGACCTGACCTATATCTATGTCAATAATTGTACTTTTTTCTATGTCATTATTTTTTCTATTATTTAAAGTTGATGAAACAAGTGCTTCAGCAAACTGTTTAGGGTTCTTTATTTCTTCTATAAATTGTGTTTCCATTTTCATTCGTACACATAAAATATTAGTCGGTTTCTTACCGAGAAATGGTGCTGTAGGTAACGTTTCTAATGTACCACCATCTACATATACCATATTATTATACCTATATGACGAAAATATGAACGGAACAGCAATACTCATGCATATAGCATCAATAACTTTCATATCTGGGTGTGTATGTTTTGAAAAATATTCTGTCCTCGATGTATTAACACAAAAAGCTGATATATAAAGTGTTTTATCTATTTCCGAAAACGTTGGATCGGATCCTAATAAATTAACTAACTGCTGACGTACAGGTTTTAAATCAACTAATCCATATGAGTTTATAAAACATTTCAAATTAAGTTTAACGAGTTTACTTGGATCGAGTTCGAGTAATTTATATAATGTTTCTTCTACTGAATATCCAAGTGCTAAGAATGTGCATATAATAGCACCCGCAGAAGCACCTGAATATCCCTTGACATCTTGTAAAGTGTTTTCAACACTTTTGAGGTACCCGAGCATAGAAAATATACCCATGGCACCTGGCCCTATAATAAGATACTTATAAGACATGTCACTTAATAAAACTGAGGAAATTGCTTTCGCAAAAGAGCGAACACGACCGCGAATACCAACGCGTGAACCAAAGCCGCTGGAACACCAGTTTGTCCCGACATAAAGACGCCTTTGGAGCCTGGTGGGAGGGTGAGGAGTATACCTGGACTGAGTGCGAGAAAGAGAGACGTGGTCACGAGAAGATCCGTCTTGGTAAGAACGAGACCCATCGCTTTCGCAATGAGTGAGAATGTGAGGAAGAACACGAGAGCGTGGAACAATACAGCTGTTCTGCCTGTAAGACCGTCTCTGAACGCGACTTTGGAACCGTCTGTTCTGAGAAGAATACCTGGACTGAGCGCTAAAAAAAGCGAAGCTGGGATGGCGACTTTTTGGGATGTGATATCTGGGAGCATGTTTGTATATATATTCATTACATATTTATCTAAGATCCGTATTCGGAGTTATAAAAGCAAAACTCGACAAATTCGTCATAGTTTGCAAACTTTAAAATGAGATGCGACATACACGCATCATATAGATACTGTTGTAGTATCCCCCACATATAACGAAGATGTTCATGGTGTACTTCTTCCCAATCGTTTATATGTAGAGGTTCATCGATATTGATTTCCTGTTCGTTATCGCTATTATAGACTTCATTGCCATGTGTGGCTTCGTAGACGTATTGACTCCAAACCATTATTCTTGTTTCTTTTCCTTGATTCCCGTGAGAGCGAGTGAAGTAGATTCTTTTACTGGTAAGTTATCGAGTATAACCTTTAATACCAATTCGGCCTGTTGTTCGTTTCCTTCGTAAAAAGAGACGAGCCCCTCTTTGACTGAGGTCTTATTTAACCCCGTTTTTCTGGAACTTTTGCGAACCGAAATTTTCCCCTTTTTAAGGTTAATTACATCAAGACCATTATCGGTCATGAGTTTTTTAACTTGTAATTTAAGAGATTTTTCGGCCTGTGTTAAGACCTTAATATCTTCGCGGGCTTCTGTAATTTGCTTGTTTAATTCAACCAACTTAGAGACGCTGTTCGAGAGTTCGTCTGTAGGTGTAACCTGAGACATTTTTATATATAAACTATACCTATATTCTTTAAATTAATTAACACAATGGTCTACGCATGGTATCGGAAGCAATAGTGGAGTTGTTCCATACGAATGGCTCCTTAGCATTTGGTGGGTCGGCGCGGATTTGTTGGTTCGCGTTTCTGAGGGCACCACTGACCGTTTCTGGGAAACCAACTTGGGCTCTTGGTTCGAGAAAGTTTTGGCCGGCGAGAACATCTTCTGGGGCAAATTCACCGAAGTCTTCTTGGGAGGCAACTTCACGTGGGAGGAGGGACGAGGCGAGACCGGTACCGGCCTTCATTTCACACGCTGTTCCTGGTTCGGATGGTCCGACATCGGCGCCGTACCCGGATGGGGCGTACATAGATTCTTCTACAGAATACATGGATTTTGTGTTGTTCGCGAACATGAAATAGATTACAGTCGCAATGGCAAGGGCAATCAAAACCTGTCTTGGAGAGACTTTGTTCATCTTCATCATCATCTTTATATACTATCAACAATTTTTTTTATTCTGAATCCTGGATCATGTACTGGTCTGGGTATGTTTCCTCTTCCTCAACTTCAACTTCAACTTCCGGTTCTGGAATTTTTTCTTCATGAATTTTCATTTGGACAATATTCCATGTCGGACCAAACGCCTTTTTCGCGAACCAAAGTCCTGAAAATTCCACGAGTACTGTACACCTCATACCAACACTTACTGAATTAAATTCAACTGGTTCCTTCTTGTGATCAAAAATACGTGTCGCAGAAATGCGATCAGTTTCGAGATTTTCACTTCTGGTGTATGCACCTGAAACTGTCTTTTCGGGGAGGTCTTTACCAAACCAGATTTTACTATTTTCCAATGCGGATTGAAGATTGGTAACATGTACAGCTTCGACCTTCGCCTGATTGTCGTCACCTGATACTTCAAATGATACTTCACCTGTTTCCTGGTCAACATCAGATACAGTCACTTCATTCAATTGAATAAAGTATCGCTTTTTTTCGTCGTTCAATGCTCGAGAGTGGTATAACCCATCTTCACCTTTTGAGAGAGTATCGTAAATCATTTTGTATATTGTATTGGTCTCAATTCTTTAACCCAATAAATGGTATCATTGCTGATTTTTCAAGGATTGGTTTTGGTACCCATTTATCTCTATTTGGTTTAAACCCATAAAGTGTTTCTTCCATTTTTATATTTTTTGGTAAATTGAGACTCGATGTACTATTTGGCCTGAAGTTATATTCATTTTTGATGTATGATTGCGTTGTATTAGGTCTCCATGTAAGTGAGTTTGTGTTAAAACGACTTGTACCACTCGATTGTTTAAACCCTGGTATATTAAGCGTGTTTACGGATGAATCCAAACCATAAACAATCTGTTTCGTTAATTTATCCCTGGATGGTTTTGACGTATACCTAACGTATTTAGAAGGATCAACACGTTTGGCTTTTTGTATATTTACACTTTTAACGTATGTAACTTTCTTTGCTGGTGTTTTAGCTGTCTTGTGTACTAATTTTAATATATTTTCCATGGGTTCTGATGCTTTGATTGGTTTTTTAGTTATAATACGGGCTAATTTTACCATGCGTTGACGATCTTTCTCCCTTTTTTCTGGACGAAGACCAAGTTTCTGCATGAGGTATATATCATCAGTTAAAAATGTCTTACCCGCAACGTATATCTTATTATTAATAACCGTTTTGTTTGTAGTTTGATTACGGTAAGTAACACCCTTTTTACGTGTTTGAATAACTTCATACCCAAATTCATTTGGTCGCATAAACGCAATATCTAAAATACCACCAAGATTCACAGGTATAATACGCTTTTTCTCGGGTGAATACCATCTAACTTTTAAATCGAGTGTGAATAATTCAACATCGATAAACACGTTACGTTTTGTTGGTTTATTATTAATTCCACCTTTCTTTTTTTTAATTAAACTGTATCGACGCGTTACGTAAGGACCGGACTCACTAAATCGTAACCCGATAAATTTACCGATTTTACTCTTTTTTGATAAAATACGATCTCGTATGCGTATATTTATCTTCTTTGATATTTCACCGAGTCTATTCCATAGAAGAAGTTTGACGGCTTGAAGTTTACCAAAATACTTTTCATCCGGTTTCATACGAGGTGCAAATTTTGTATCTATATCACTTGTAATGACCTTATCGTTACGGTCCATATATACATTGAACGCTTCACCACCACTAATGATAATATCACCCATTGGTTTTAAAAAAACCGTAAGTTCACTTATCACTTCATATATAATATCACGTATAGAATCGGTAACAACGACATATGCCATTTTTTCAAAAGACTCTTTTGAATACATACGATTTATACGATTTCTAAATTTTTTCAGTTCATCCTGTTCATAATATTTCTTTAAAACTGGATCACCAAAAAATAAATTTTTATTCATGAATTTCGAAACCGTGGTTTCCGAGTAAATATTCTCGTCCATTATTATATTACCTATATAATAAATATGGAGTGTGAAGACACGTGTCGATGTTATGCTGATTATGATACACCATACCCACACAATGAACAAACATGTGGTACTCGTAAAAAAGGGTATATAATTCCATGTAAAACAAAATGTTGTGCTGGTGGATGTCCAGCTCCAGATAATGATTTATACCCCAGACAACCATATGGGTTTGGGTATCTGTATCCACTGCGTATAGATAATCTTTTTAAATTTATGTCATTGTCTGTAATTATTCTACTTGTTCTCAGTACATATCTATCGTTCAAAAAACGGACTTAAAGATTGATGGCATAAGTAATATATAAAATGTCTATTGAATCCGTACTCGAAGAAATCACTGCTCTCAGAAACGATATCAAAACGCTCTCTAAAATCGTCAGAAAGGTTAAGGCGAAACAAGACGACCCGAACGGGGAAAAGGCTGCGAAGCGTGCCGAAAACAACGGGTTCAACCGCAAGCAAGTCATCTCCGAAAAGCTTCGTGCATTTTTGGAATTACCAGAAGGTGAATTGGTCTCTAGAAGTACCGTCACACGCGCCATTAACAAGTACGTCAACGACAAGGGGTTGAAGCACCCGGATAACGGACGTGTTTTAGTACTCGACGACAAGTTACGTGATTTACTTGAACCACCAGCTGATACCCAAGTGACGTTTTTGAACTTGCAAAAGTACTTGAGCCCGCATTACAGTAAGCCAGAAGAAAAGGCTTAAAAAATACATACTTATTATAACTAAACCATGTTAATTGACAGGCAATCTGTAGAATTACTTGTTGGTACAAAAATAACTAAATTAGATTTGTACCAAAAAGCTTTTAGACATAAATCAATACTCAAAGAAGATGAATCTTTAGATGGATCATTTGAAACACTCGAATTTATCGGTGATTCTGTATTAGGTTTTGTTATCACAAAATTTTTATTCGATAGATATGAAAATCGGCAGGAAGGGTTCTTGACTAAAGCGCGTACAAAACTCGTACGAGGTGAAACATTAGCCGATATAGCCACTAAACTCGGTTTATATAATTGGGTTCAGATGGACGAAAAGGGTATGCGTAACGAATGGTTCAAGAACCCTAAAATTCTTGAAGACGTTTTTGAAGCACTTGTGGGTGCCATATACATGGATCTTGGTTTGTTACATGCAAAACAGTTTATCTTAAATATATACACAAACCCTGAATACGTTAATATGAATTCAATTATGGTAGACGACAATTTCAAGGATCATCTCATGCGACACTGTCAAACCAATAATCTTTCATTACCCGAATACCGTGTTTTAAACCACGAAAATGGTATTTTTTATATAGACGTCTATGTCGATAATGTATTTTTAGGTCGTGGACACGCTAAAAATAAAAAACAGGCGGAGCAACACGCCGCAAAACGGTTTTTCTACCCACCACCACCACCACCCGGTCCTCCTCCGATGAAACCATACTTAAACAATAGACCCTTTTAAAATCTATAATTATGAGAAAATATTTATACATTGCGAGTGGTGTTATTAGCACGATATTAGTGCTAAAATTATTGTTTAGAAAACCACCAACGTCACCAGATTATTCCGATTTACCACCACTCGAAGATCCAGACGAGTCTTCGTCCGGAGAATATATTACAGTTAAGAGAACATTAACTTCACGTGCTAACACATACCAAAAAGACGAGGTTCTTAAACGACCTAAGTTATCACATATGTTAAAAGATGAACTTATTGAAGAATGTACACGACGCAATATTGCAGTTATAGGAACTGTACGTGTTTTACGTGAACGTTTACGTCTCGCACGCGAAGAGGAAAAACAGGCTTAAAAGTGTTGTAGTATAAATATTTAACATGCATCCAAATGTACAAAAGTGGTTAGATTTTGAATATGCACCACAAAAATCACAAGAATGGTTAGATCTTAGAATGGGTATGCTCACTGCTTCGGATGCTGCTTCAGCTATAGGGGTAAATAAATATGAAACACCACACCAACTTCTTTTAAAAAAATGTGGTAAAGGTGAACCATTTTTTGGTAATGAGGCAACTCGACATGGGGAAAAGTACGAAGACGAGGCACGTATTTTATATGAACAACGACATGGGGAAGTTGTACATGAATTAGGTTTGTGCCCACACCCAAAATACCCATTTTTAGGTGGATCACCCGATGGTGTTTCCGAATCAGGTAAACTTGT